AAAATTATTTGCTCTATGTAGTCAATCTTATATTGAAGTTTTCTAATATCTTCATCAGCATCAATGAACATATTAATCTCTTCTTTAGTTGTTAACTTAAAGTCAAACGGTGTATCTTTGTATATCTTCGCTGGTGCTTTTCCTTTATAGAATATCCATTTCTCTTTCCACAACCCTCTCATTTCAGATTCCCTATCTTTCTTCATTAGGGCAAAAGTATTATAAAACTCCATATATCTCATATGAAGTTGAGGGATCCTTATAGATTCTTCACCATACTTATCGGGATCAATCTTACTATCTTCAGACCATTTGGTCTTTAGTTGTTCCAAATTCATAATTTAAAGTCAATTGAATTGCAGTATCAAATTTGTTGTATGTTGTTTCGTGCAAAGCACAATACTCACTAAAGGTAATCTTCATTTCCTTGTGAGTTAAGTTGCAATGTTTTGCTGCTTGTGGCAAATTCCATTTAGCGGAGAACAACATCTCCATTGCTTCTCTAGTTTCTATTCTCATATAATTATATATCTACCTACGAGTAGTGGTGTTTGTATTCCTTATTTCGTAAAGTGTATATTTAAATGTTGCTGTTGCAGTAAGGAAATCATTATCAGTACCAGTAACATCAAATCCAATAGTGGATAAAGTTGTAGGCCACAACCCTTTAAATACTACATCAAAGTTTGATAGGTTATTATTATTCAAGACTAATATAGTTCCATCTGAATATCTATATTCATCCTTTTTTGTTCTTACTTTTTTATTTGCCGTTTTAAAAGTTGATCTATCTGACACACCAGATGGAGCACCCAACCCTATCATCCAATTATGCAATTCCATATAGTTGAGTAGATCTTCATCTACAATAAACTCAACTGACAATTCACCGTATTGAATATTTCCTTCTGTTGGAATTGGTACCATACCTCTGGTTGGAATATCTAAATCCCCTAGAGTCATAGTTGGAATCTCTACACGTTGACATAGAAATGAAACCTTCTTTGCTTTTTCCAAAGTGAATATGAATCCAATAGGAGAAAGAAAGTTTTTGTTAGTTAGTTGTTCTGCGTACCAATTTGCCATGTATAAGATGTCTTCCCACAGTAATATTTAGGATAAAAAAAGGACTCCGAAGAGTCCTTTAAAATTTTTCTAGTAATTTACATTAGTATCTCTTTACAGATACTTTTACAACTCGACTGATCGGTCTCGCATTCTATTAGGCATTCGTAATAATCATCCAGTACTTTGTCGTGTTCCGACCTATGGTGATTCCATTCTGCTAAACTATTTTGCGAAACGATGTTATGCATACTTGTTCTCCTTTTTAACTTAACACATGATGTAGAGAAGTTTCAGTGCATCTTGTTTCCTCGTTGTGTAGGTTTCCCTGACTGATATTATTTATAAGAGTTTATCTTGAAATACACAAAAATAAATACCTATTTTTGTACAAAAAAAAGAGACCCGAAGGTCTCTTTTGAAGTATGTAATTCTGAATTACATGAGGTTTGCAACTTGTACTCGTCTGTAGTACTTGTTGGTATTTGCTGTAAGAGCACCAGATCCTTGAGTAAGTCCCTGAGAGAATGGGTTTGAAACCATGCCGTAACGAGTCTTGAATCCGATTTTTGGTTGGAAGGTGTCTGGGTTGATTGCTCTGACCTGCTGTAGAGGCACATATGGGCAATAGAATAATCCAGCATCGTAAGGTGAAGTACCTTTGTATCCAGCAACGTAGTAATGCTTATCGCTTACGTTAGCAGAATAAGGGTCAACATAAACCTTAACACGACCATTAAGAGTACCAACTAGAGTTGAAGATGTATCATCTACACAGTCAATGCGTTGTTACCATTAAGTGCAGGAGCATAGTCAAGCACACCAGCCATACCTAGAGCTGAAGCAACGTCTGCAGAGCAGATCAAGATGTTACCCTTCCCACGACGAGTTTGCTGACCGATAGCGTTAGCATCTCTTTCGATTTGGAAAAGAAGTCCCTTGAATTTCTCAACTGACCAACGACCATTACTATCAACGTCTAGATCAAAGATACCAGCGTTAGCAGTATTGTTCTGAGCACCAGCAACAGCGTTTGTGTAGATAGTTCTAACAACTTCTCTGTTGATTTCAGCAAGGATTTCAGTAGAAAGAATGTTGGCAAGCTCTTGCTCTGCATCCAATCCATGAATAGCCTTGAGGTCTTGAGCCATCTCGATGCTGTACTCAGCTTTCAAAGCACGTGCTCTGGCTGTTACAGTCACCTTCTCGATGGAGAAGCCCATCTCTCTGAATTCATTGGTGTTTTCAGAGTCGTCAAGTCCTTCAACGGTAGCCGTTGTCATACCTGTAGCATCACCTGTCTGCTCATAAGTGCCAGCAGGGCTGTCATTTAGAAGTCCAGGGTTGTTACCTTGAGCATCGTTTGTTGCATCAGATGCATTAGGATCATACTCAGCTAGGTCGTGACCAGCACCACCAGAGAAACCAGCGTTAGGCTCATTGAAGAATGCCTCACGATAGTTACCACTAGCAGGAGCACGCTCAGTACCGTAGTTAGTTCTCATTGCAAAAATAAGTCCTGTAGGACCTGTCATTGGCTGAACGCCAGCAACATCATATGCAATTAGTTGTGGCATTGAACGTCTAATAAGACTGATAATACGGGGTCGAAACCAGCAACTGGACCTGTATCGGTAGCTGCTTGTGTATAACCTGTTGTTTGTAGAGTTTCAGTAAGGATCTTTCCTTCTTCTGAAATTGCTCTTTCTTGGTTTTCAAGAAGTTGTGCGACAACGCCTTTCTTGTAAGTATCGCTAATCTCTGGAAGAGAATCGTGATTTAGAACGGGTGCCCACTTTTCCTGTAGTGATTTTAGTGACATTTTGTCTCCGAAATTGTTTTTGAAAAATGGTTAATTACGAATAATTAGTTAGACCACTTCTTAAGTTCATCTACGTACTTCGACATAGTGTGAGAAGTAGTATCTTCTACAAGGGTTTCTCCTTTGTCCTCGGTAGGATCTGCAACCTCAGTTGCTTCCTTGCGAGTAAAGTATGATTCCTTAATAGTTTCGATCTTCTTGCGAAAATCTTCTTCAGTTTCAAACTCAACACCCTCTGCTAGAGAAGCAAGCTTCTCTTTTTGAGTCTCTGCCAAACCAGCAGCACACTCAGTCACGATTTCCATTTTTACAAGTTCGCCAACTCTTTTGTTAAGAGTGACATTAGCGTCGATTTGCTCGTTGAGTTTCTTCTCCATATCATCTATTTCTCCAGCCATCCCATCAAGGAGGTTGAATTTTTCTTCGGGAACTGTAAAGTTATGCTCCACGAGGAGTTCTTTTAGGCCGTTAAAGAATGACTCAGCCATCTCATTCTTAATACCGTGCTCAACAGCGATTGAATTTTCTTCTAACCACTGTTTCGCAGCATAAGATAGATAGTCATCTACTTTTTCTGCCAATTCTGTTTTGACTTTCTCTACTTCTTCAGTAAGAGATTGTTCAAATGCTTCTGTGACAACTTTGACTTCATCATTAACCTTAGCGGTTACTGCCGCTTCAAAGATTGTTGCTGCACGCTGCCTGAATTCTTCTGAGAGTTCTTCACCAGCGACAAGAGCGTCAACATCTTCAGTAAAGTCGTATTTGGTTTCAGGGGTTTCTTCTTGGATGACTTCTTCGTCATTAGTTACTTCCTCCTGTTTACTGGATGCATCGGAAGGCTTTGTCTTACGTGACTTATCCTTTTCAACGCTTACTGAACCAGCTGCAGATTTACCTGCATTCTTAGTACCAGCAGCACCTTCAAGGGAATCGGTGTCCACGTGAATAACCTTCTTTCCACTACCACCTAGTGAATCGGTTGATTTTGAGGTATCAATTTTCTCACCAGGCTTAGCATCTTTGGTGACAACGTTAGAACCTTCGGTCACTTCTTCCATATTATCTAACTCTTTTTCGAGGGATTCAGACATTTGTTTTAACTCCGTACAGCGTACTATTTGTATTGTCTTTATTTATTTATACATTAAAGACTCTTTAAAAACTTACTGAATGCGGAAACCTTGCGTTCTTGTAAGTTTATTAGGGTTGCTTGATCAATTTCTTTCTTGATTTGAGCAACAGCAGACTCTTTTAGTATGCCATTATCCCAAACCCATTCCTTTCCTTCCATGATTCCATCTACAAAAGCATCTGGAGCTGAAGGATCTGCAACTATATCAGCAGCAGTGGCAAGCATAAAGTCATCAGCAACGACATTTACACCATCCTTTTCTTTGAGTGATCCCATACCTCTAGAAGAAACTCCTAAACGTACTCCCTCATCAAGAAGATTCTTAGCAATATTTCCCATTGGTGTCTCAAGTATTTTTGCTCTACCAACAAAATTATTACCATCTTCTTTCAAAGATTCGATCTTGTGAGAAACCCTATCCAAATTAATCGATGGACCTTCAGGATGACCAAGCTCTCCTAAAGCACGACCTTTTTGAATGTGATGCTCATCATATTTAGCAACTTCTCTGGCAAGTACACCTTGTGGATATACCCTACCATTCTTGTTTTTAATTTCAGATTGAAGAAACACACCTTCGATGAAGTGGCTCTTCTTGCCGTTTTTTTCTTCAGATAGAAATTCTACCTGAACAATTTCTTCAGCTATTAGTCTCATCTTTTGGTTCCTCTATGGTTTCTTCTGGTTCCTCTTCAGGTACTGTGTCAACATCTGTTGAAGCTTCGGGAGGATCTTCTGGTTTACGACCATCGACTTCCACTTCAGTAGGAGCTTCTTGGCCATCAGGTAGAGAATCTTGTACTTCATCAGCAGCATCTTGAGCAGTATCTTTCAAATCAAAACCCATTGATTTGGCAAATTGTAATTTTTGTTGTTGGACAAGATCGTATGTTGTAGCAGATAAAGCATCATTAGTTAAGTCTAATGCTTTAGATTTATCGTCACCAAAAATTTTGTCAACAATATCTTTTGCAATTTCAGAAGGCATAATATGTGAATAATGTTATAGTTATTTAGTATTTAGAATTCGGCACGTTTCTGATCCGCACTAGATGGACCTTCAGGTTTACCTGCAGTAGCAGGTTCTTCCATGCCTTC